AGAAAGAATGTTGGAGTATCTCCATCATAGCCAGTATAAACTCGTGTGGCAATTTTACCGTAATGTGGTTCTGGTTTCAAATAATTAGTTAGACCTGTTCCCCAAGAAACGATTCCTTGTACAGCCAACCAACTTCTGACTTCCGAAGCATCTTGTTTTTTCTTATCTTTTCCAAGTGAACATTCATAGTATCCGTTACTCATTTCAGGTTTACGAGGTGTACCTCTAGGATCAAGTGCTTTTATACGTGCGTTCAAATCAGTATGTGTTGAAAATTCTTCAATTCGTACAGATTCCGTAAGTTTCTGATGAAGTTTTGCTGTCTTGGTTTCTCTAGCTTTTTTAGCACGATATGATTCTAGTTCTTCTCCTGCCATTCCACCAGCAATCAATAGTTCTTCTTCACCTACATCATCTTTCTTTTCCAGATGAACCATTCTTGCCAAATTTGTAGCAACCTGTTCTTGACGCAAGATTACAGCTTTCATTGTTGTAGTTGTAATCAAAGTTGCTGGTCGATATCCAGGAAAATGTTTAATATTTCCAGCAAGACGACATGCGCATTGATAAGCTGTAGCATCATCACCAATTGATGGAACTATTCCAAAATTAAATAGGAATTCTTCATTTTGAAAAGTCAGGCCTCTGCTAATACACATCTGTCCAGTAACAGCAAACGGATAATTGAATAGACCATTATCATAATAAATTCGTGTCATAATTTTTCCAATTTCTTCAGGTTCTTCTTCGGAAATTTGATTATCTATCTTGATTTCAGGTTTCCCAGGAATCAGAATAACTTTACGTTTGCCGTTCAATACCATGACTGACCATCCTTGATCAACAAGAAATGTTGCGATAGCATTGTGTGAGCTGATTGTTATGTCACCTGGAGCAAACAACTTTGTTCCGGGAGAAAATCGACCCTTATTTTTAGTGAATACGCCAATAAAGTATTCTGTTGGAGTTCCGGCTGTACAATCTTCTTCGATCAAGCATTCGCTCAACTTATGATATTTATCCATATGAGTTTCCGGCAAAGGAATCATACGAATACGTCCATACTTTGCGAATACACTATTAAATGTAGCAGATACCAATGTTATCTTTTCAACTTTCTTGAAATGAGTTACATCAATATTTGGATCAGACCAAATAGAAATAGACTCATCTGCTTCATCAATCCAGATATTAATCTTTCTAGAAAACAGTTTGGATTTTTCCAGATCTGTAATCAAATTGTACAGATATTGTAGCCGTATTTTATGAGCACAACATACAATCATTGTCACACGATCTTCTTTGATCTCGTTTGCTAATTCTCCACCTGATACATTACTCTTGCGTGTTCCTGATCTCCAAGAAAAGCATGAGCCATTAATTACATCATCTGAATCACTTTCAGAACCTCCATCAAATAAGTCTTTGTTCATTCGTGAAGAAGTTTGTTCAACCAACTTTTTATTGTTTGAACAAATGACTACATTCAGAGCTCCTTTGCCACCAAGTACATCAGTAAGCATATCAAACTCTTTGATCTTACATTGCATATACATAGTTTTCCCAGATTGACCGGGTTTTTGAAGGCATTCGGACTTGGAATTTACCGAGCCCATTTTTGATAAAAAAGACTTGCTTTAAAGCCGGTCCGTTTTTAATATAGAACATCCAGCATTGATAGCTCACGCGAGCTAAAATATACGATCATTGGAAAATGTGTACATCCGTTGGCAATAGCCCTTTCCAGTCTTGGAATTTCAAACTTGTGAATCACAATTTTTTTGTGATCTACGCTAAAGAAGCCGTTAAAGACGTCTCCGTCCTTATCTTCTTTGTATGCCATGGGATCAGGAATAATTGTGATAATAGCTTCCAACGGAACCAGTTTGAACGAAAACATAGGATCATCTTTGTCTCCCCCTGAAACTAGCAGATCAATGCGATCAATAGTTTCAGGAGTTATGTTTACTTGATAAATCTTTTTAGGGTTCGGTTCTTCAGGAGCGTACGAAATTATTGTCTGAGGATCTTCGTCTCTCAGAGATTCAACTTCAGCGTCTATGTCAGGTAAGTCCCACACCTGTGGCACATAATGACCTATTACGGACATTCTTTTCTAGAAAAAAAGAAATCACTTAAAATTTCCGTTTTTCCTCGTTTCTTGTCGAAGACTCACTTCTCAAACTTCTTCTTGTCTTCACCAGCTAAGTAATAAGCTACGCGAAAATCTTCAGCAAGTCTTTCACGATCGCGATGAGCTAGAAAAGAGTTTCGAGCATTTCGAAGATTGACTGCCTTTCGGTACTCTACATACCGATACCATTCTTTGCGAGGATCCATATCAGAAGCCTCGAAAACCTTTGGAAGATCGTCTGTAAAGTCTGGTAGACCGTACATCTTGCCGTTGACAACAGAGTTGACTAAGCCTTCAATATACTCTTCCATTTTTATCTCAAAAAGTATTCAGTACAAAAATTCGTTTTTATCCATTCAGAGGTGTAAAACCGCGCTGGAGCCAAGCTTGACGCGTATCAGCAAAGTCAATATTAATTACATGATCTAGAGTCCATCCATTATTCAACAGATCTTTCAAAACTTTTCCAACATCGTAATTCCATATAAGAATGAATTCACGACGATTAATGTTTACCAAGTAAAAATCAGACATTTGTGTATGTCTAACTAGAAACTCTTAAATGACAGCAAGATATCGATAGCCCTGTCATCTTGCTTAAAGATCCTGGTTATCCATCTCTCAGAAGCATACGCTCGAGATTTCTTTTGATGACACCCACGACACAGAACTTGGCCGTTTTCCAAAGTGGTTCGACCACCTTGAGAAAATTCCCTGATATGATCTGTTTCGAATGCCCAAATTGGAAAGAGTGGATACGCACATCTCCAATGACATTTTTTGTTCGCGCATTTATTTCCTTGGCGTCGTAAAATCGCCTTGCGAGTTGTGAGCGGAAAAGATCTAAGATTGGGATTGAGTTTCATTTTTTATAATCTTCTGTTGTGCTTACAAAAGTCCGTTTTCTTGTCGAAAGACACAGTTTTCCATAGAAGACACAGTTTTAGCGAGGATTGTGAACATCTGTGGATAACTTACAATCTCCTGAAGTCGTATGAATATATTTAGGACCTCCTGGAATATGATCGCCGGGGCAAGGATGATGACTACGAGAATCGGGCATGAATCCTTCACGACGCATGAACATATATACGGCTAGGGCAAACAGACCAATGAGAAGATACTTCATTTATTAATAACAATTATTTGCGCATGGCTCTGTGCATCAAACAGTGTACAACTGCAAATAGTACAGCATGTACAGCTAGAGGAGGCAGAGGACCTAAACTAGGTAAGCTTACTAGCACACCAGGAGAACATAGGTAAAACGTGAGGGCAGTCAGGAACATATACAGGTACATTTTTATTTTAACGCAAGAAAACTATTATATTAAAATGCTGTCCAATATCATGAATTTATCTGAAGACGATCTTTATGTGCTGAGTCTGATTAACTTGTATCAACTAAAACTAGCGATGAATCGTATGACCGACCGCGAGTTTTTTAATTTTAGGTTGTTTGAGTATACTTCTGGTACTGTAGATCGTACACGATATGAAGGTCTTCTTCCATCTGGAAGATATATTAGCGAGTATCTTCGTTCAACGACACTGTTTCATAGTGATACTCTAGTATTTAAATTGTGGAGCCGTGAAATTAGTCCTGGAAAACGTGAGCTATTTCTTAATATGTCAGCTAAGCAGGACTGCTTCCAGGAGGATTCTGACGAGTGCCACTAGACGGTAAACAAGCTTCTTCGCCGGTGTGAGATACACCTGGATGAGTTCCTGGAGGGCAACCTGATGGACCGTGATTTCCGTAATATTCATATCTGCAATGCTTCATTACATAATGTAAGACGACCGCGAACAACACTGCGTGAACTAACATCACAACGTTCCTAGAAGAACTTTTTGATGGGAGTGTTACTAGAACACCAGGAACAAACGCATAAAATAAGGCAGCAGCAACAAGAAGTCTCCACATTTATCTAGACTTCATATAAGTTTTTCTGACCCAATTTCTGTCTGCTTTAAAAGTACGAGCTTTTGTGGGAGCTGAATTCTTAGTGTATACAGCTACGGCATTCAATTGACGGAACGCTTTCAAAGGTCCTTCTGCTTTGACGACTCGGCGCAACGCAGACCTACGAGCAGTCTTAGACTTAGTTACAGAATAACCACGAGAAGTCAAATCGCCCTTATGTAATTCTCCAATCCCCGGACCGTGTTTTTTCTGCCACGCTGTACGTCGAGTCTTGCCAGCTCCACATTTAGCAGGCATTTATTTATGCCAGAGAAGATGAATTCCAATAGCTAGAACACATATATAAGTAGCATCAGTCCAATAATGTTGGCGTGAAAGACCGAATACACGATGACCAGTCATATCAGCATATCCTCCTAATAAAGATAACACTACTGAAGATAGAAGCATAAATTGAGAAAGTTTCATTTATTATTACTCGTGTTTTTCGGGCATTGAGAACAACCTTCTTTTTTGATATTCGAGTACACATACAAGACAAGCACAACAAATAGAATTAACAAAGCCCACTCCCACATTTGTTGTATATAGCGTTTTCATATTATGGAATTGAACATAACAATGGGCATCCCTTTTTATTACGTCAGTCTAATTCGTCAACATCGTGGAATTGTCAGACCTGTTACCAAGATCAACGCAGACATTCTGGCTCTGGATTTTAATTGTCTGATTCATAAATATTTAAACGATTCAGATCCAATTGAAAGTGTATTACGTGGATTAGAACTTGTTATGACAATATGTTCTGCTTCCCGGACAATATTATATTTAGATGGTCTAGTTCCGTACGCAAAAATGGTCCAACAAAGATACCGTCGTTTCCGAAAGACCGAGCCGAGTTTATTCGATCGTACCCAAATTTCTCCCGATACGCCTTTTATGAGAAAACTGGAAGAAGCTCTGAAAGCGTATCCGGTCGAGGTTTCAGGAACCTTGAAAGCAGGGGAAGGCGAACAAAAGTTATTTCGTGATCTGAAAAAGACTACTGGCAAACTAGTTGTGTACGGATTGGACGCTGATTTGATCTTGCTTTCAGCATACCATTCTGGAGCTGGGGAGCTATTGCTTCTTCGCGAATCACAAGAACTTCAATCGGAAGGAGAATTTTCTGTACTTCTGTGTACAGAACTAGCTAAGGTATTACCTATAGATCGTGAACAGTATCTTTACTTATGCATTCTCTGCTTTGGTAATGATTTTATGCCAAATTTGGGACTATTTTCTTTGCGTGAAGGAGGATATCAGCGCGCTCTAGATGTCTATTCTCGTGTACAACCAGACTTGACTACAGAAAAAGGTAGATACGCATTTCTGAAAGAAGCAGGAAAACAAGAATGGAATTTTTTGTCAAAGCGTAAAGAAAAAACCATTATTGGAACTGATCCTAAAACTGTGTCTCGCAAATACGGACTACATATCCTAGACGGTACTGAAAATATGGAACCTGTTGTCTCAGCATTCTGGAAAACATTTCATTGGACTGTAGAATATTTTAAACAAAATAAATCTTCTAATTGGAATTGGGTATATCCGTATCCAGATGCTCCTTTGATTACCGATATCCTGGAATTTTATGAAACAGAATCACAACCAGAAAAACATACGCTGACTCTAGCAAAACATCTGGCTTTTATTTTACCAGCAAAATCCCTACTCAAACGTCATAAGAAGTTTGAGGATGAATGGCATACAGAAACAAGACCTCTATGGATCAAAAAACATGAATGGGAATCAAAACCTTTTATGTCTCTACCTTGGCATCCTACCGACGCTTTGACTTCAATACAAGCCCTTTAAGTTTTTCGTAGCCTCCTAGATATCCAGCAGTAACCAGACATAGCAGACCAACAGCAAGAGAAGATGGACCATCATAATCTAACCAAGCTAGTACAGATGTCATATAGTTATCGATAGGACCTACATTGATTCCAGCGTGATGTTTGTTGGCAGCTGACGCGGCACTATCAACAAAAGACTTATTTTTTACAACTTCAGCACGTAATTGAGGTGTCCAAATATAAGCCATCGCATGATATTCAAAGAATAGAGCTCCGGCCAAATAGAGTAAAAATACAATCTTCATCCATTTCACTACAGGTGGTAAAATGCCATATTCAAGAGCTACAGCAAGATACAAAAATGTTATTGCTGCCAACCCTTGATGGATAGGACCCCAAGAAGTGATAGGAGCTTGAGGATCTCCTGCTTTCTGGTAACGTTTGGCACTAAAATATTTAGACAGAATATCACCTTTATCCCCCAGAACATCTTCTTCAGATGTGATGTATTTAGCGTAGATCGCGACTAAGTACAAACATACTCCAGCTCCCACAAGAAGAAACGGAGTAATCAAGCGCATTTATTTTAACGCCGTAATTTTAATCGGCCTCCTCCGAAACCAACTTTAGGTCGAGCACCTATCAAAGGAGCAAAACCGGCAGCAGTTTTTTGCACGCCAGCTTCCGAAATATATTCAAGAACATCCGCTTCATAAAAGAATTGTACATATGAAGTTTCGCGCAGACACCAATATTCATTATTAATTTTTTCAAGTTCACGAATTTTTTGAGATGCGAATAATCCGTTGGCACTTGTATCTGATCCCCATATGCGCTTTAAATACTGTATATACTTCTGACGATATTCTGCGGGACTAGTTACACTGGTAGCCTGTTGTAACGTTTTTAATGCCTCAGAAACAGTTTTTACAGTAGGCTTATCTATTCTTTTATTCACTGTATTATGCGCACGAACCGCAAACAAGAAGAAATCTTGTTTTGAATTTAAGTATTCAGGATGTGTAACCTTGTAGGTTTGTAACATACGTAAAAAATGAGTTTTACAAACATGACATGTTATAGTTTCTGTAAATAAGTCCAAAAATCGCGAGCAGATCTGTTTTTCAGCTTCAGAAGGATTGTCTGGATAATTTATACTTGTAGAATGTAACATCATCCAACCTAATGGCCCCCATAAAGCCGTCATTAATTATGGTAAAGAAACAAAACCAGCAGAAACAGCGTTATCTAAAAGTTTTTTAGTTATATGGCTTGGCGTTTCAGGTTTCAATTTAATATCTGTCTGCTCAGAAAAAATCCTTGTAATTTCGGCGGGTTTCATTTTAGAGATCCTGTGCTTGGTTGTTTTTCGGTGACGACGCATTCCTTTAGATGTCAACATGCGAATAGTATGTCTACGCATACTTTTCACTGGTGGACTCTTTGCTGGATCAGCAACAGGTTTGATCTTAGACGTTTTTTTCAAGATACTTTTTTTAGGAGTTTTTTCACGATGTAGAGGACCATCCATTTTTGTGATCACGATCTTCTTCTCCATTTATTAAAAACGGATGAGAAACAATTTAGGGATTAATCTGGTACAATACTATGGACTGGGAAGCAATTTCAAGTTTCTTTCGCAATGGTCCACGTAAACTCGTGGAACATCAAATTGAATCCTTTGAAGATTTTATCCGTAATAAGATTCCATTGATCGTATGTTCTACCAATCCTATTGTGGTCTGGCATGAACAAGATCCTGAATCAAAGAAATACAAGTATGAGTTCCGTCTCTCGTTTGAGAACGTAACTTATATGAAACCTCGTATTCAGGAAGCTACTGGACGCGTGAAACCTATGTTTCCGCAAGAAGCCAGAATGCGCAATTTTACTTACGCATCTCAGATGTTTGTTGATGTCAGATTTACGACTAGAACTTATCATGGTCACAACCTAAGTTTGTTCGAAGAATCTGTACGAGTCTTTGAAGGAATTTCACTAGGTAAGATTCCGGTAATGCTGGGATCTTCACTGTGTATCATGAAAGATTATCCCCTTTCTCCTGAAGAACTAGGTGAATGTTCACAAGATCCGTTTGGTTACTTTATCATTCATGGATCCGAACGTACAATTCTGTCTCAAGAAAAGGTAGCTGATAATCGTATCATGGTATTCACAGGAAAGAAAACAGCAACCAAATATAACTATTCTGTAGAATTCAAATCTTTACATGAATCCTTTACAATGCCTCCTAAAAAATTGGAGATCAGACTCTCAACTAAATTTAACGGGTACGGATATCCACTACACGCTTGCCTGCCACGATTTCGTGAAGACCTGCCATTGATGGTACTATTTCGTGCTCTGGGAATTGAAACTGATTCTGAAATTGCTCGACTCGTTTGGGGATCTCATGATCAATACGATACTCTGATGGCTTCTTTCTCTGAATGTGCTGATATTAAAGTTTATACTCGTGATGATGCTCTAGAATACCTGAGTCATCATCTGCAATACAGTACACCTCAAGAAGATAAGAAAGAATACGTTCGTCAACTATTGGAGACTGAACTACTTCCTCATGTTCGCCTGGCTGGAGATCAGTCATCTCAGAAAGTATTGGAAGCAAGAAAAGCTATTCTGATTTCAGCAATGATTCGTAGACTGATGCTAACGAATCAAGGAAAAATTACACTAGATGACAGAGATTCGTATCCTAATAAACGTGTAGTTTCTACCGGTGCTTTGTTAACCCATCTGTTCCGTCAATTGTTCCAAAAAGTATGTAAAGATATTCGCGGTAAATTTGTACATGAAATCAATAATGATTCATGGAAAAAAGGAACTCCACGACCAATTGAAGTTCTGAACTTGAATAATCTGTACAAGATTCTGAAAGTTTCTACTATTGAAGGAAAGTTGAAACAAGCTTTGGCTACTGGTAATTTTACTGTACAAGGTGTTGGAACTGGATCTACGGCAACAAAAATGGGTGTTTCACAAGTTCTCAACAGAATCTCTTACCTAGCAACTCTAAGTCATCTTCGCAGAATTCAAACTCCGGTTGAGAAATCCGGTAAACTTCTGGCTCCACGTAAACTTCATGGAACTTCATTTGGATTTGTATGTCCTGTAGAAACTCCAGAAGGTCATTCAGTAGGGATTGTGAAATCTTTGTCTATGTTGACTTCAGTATCTCAACATACACCTTCTCTAGTTATTATGGATCACCTCAGAGAACGACTAGAATGGATTACGTCTTCAAAACCTTATGAAGGTATCCCCGTTTCACTAAACGGTGTGATCCTAGGGTACACAAAAGATCCTAAAAGTCTGTACGACTATCTCAAAGAAGCAAAGAGAACTTTCGTTCTACATCCTCATTCAAATATTGTATGGAATATTTTGGATTCTGAATTTGCTATTGAAACTGATGGTGGACGTATTGTTCGTCCTCTATTTCGTGTACAGCAAGGACAAATTATGCCTCCTCCTGAAAAGAAAGATTGGAATGCATGGATTCAAACAAATATTGAATATGTTGATGCGGCAGAATCTGATACAATTCGTGTAGCAATGTTTCCTCGTGAACTGGGTTTTGAACATACTCATTGCGAAATTCATCCGACGCTTATCTTGGGTCATATGGCATCAACAATTCCAATGTCTGATCATAATCAATCTCCTAGAAACACATATCAATCAGCAATGGGCAAACAAGCTATGGGATTGTATGCCAAGAACTACGCAAAACGACTAGATAAGAATGGTTACATTCTGTGTAATCCGATGCGTCCATTTGTTGAGACACGGATGATGAGTGTTCTGGGAACTGAACAAATGCCATTTGGTTATAATGCTATTGTAGCTATCGGAATTTATTCTGGGTATAACCAAGAAGATTCTGTAATCTTGAACAAAGGTGCTTTGGACAGAGGCCTGTTCAGATCACTGTACTACACGATTTATAAAGATGAAGAACATCGTAATCTGGCTTCCGGAAAAGAAGAGAAGTTTTCTAGACCGCAACGTGAAACTACAAAAGGATTTAAAAGTTCTTCATATGAAGCTGTACAAGAATCTGGTATGCCAAAACAACATGCCTACATTAAAGAAAATGATATTCTGATCGGAAAAGTTACGAACTTGAAACATGATCCACATGGATACAAGTATCGTGATTCGTCAACAGTCTACAAAGGTTCCGAAACGGCCCGAGTAGATGGAGTCTGGCAAGACAAAAATTCTGAAGGGTATCCATTCATTAAAGTTCGTTGTGTATCTGAACGTGTTCCTGAAATTGGAGACAAAGTTAGTTCCCGACACGGACAAAAAGGTACATGCGGAATCATTCTGAATGAAGAAGATATGCCGTTTACAGCTTCAGGATTGAGGCCAGATATCATCATGAATCCTCACGCTGTACCTTCTCGTATGACAATTGCTCAACTTATGGAAACAATGTTTGGCAAGGTATGTACAGAAACGGGGAACTTAGGCGATGGAACTCCTTATTCCCATCTGAAAATTGAAGATTTGCGTGAACATATGTTGAAACTAGGTATGCATTCTTACGGCAATGAATTGTTGTACAATGGTCAGACTGGAGAGCTAATGCAAGCAGAAATCTTTATGGGACCTACATTCTATCAGAGACTGAAACATATGGTTGCTGACAAAAAACATTCAAGGGCCAAAGGACCTATCGTTTCTTTGACTCGTCAACCTTGTGAAGGTAGGGCTCGTGATGGTGGTCTGCGTGTAGGGGAAATGGAACGTGATTGTATGTTGTCACATGGTACTGCCATGTTTACTAAGGAACGCCTAATGGATGTTTCGGATCCTTTTAGTACGGGATTTTGTAAAAATTGTGGTGTTATGGCTGTAGTAAACCGAGAAGCTTCATTGTACGAATGCGGAACGTGTGGTGTACGCACTGAATTCGAACAAAAGACAATTCCTTACGCAATGAAATTATGGACACAAGAATTGGAAGCTATGCACATCGTTCCTCGTTTGGTGTTTGAATAAATTATACAATTTAGTTCATAACAATTACCATTCTATCTTCGGGATATAATGTAGATGGAAAAAATGAATGAGATTTTAATAATGATGATTTAGTCAGAAGAACAATAAATATATAAATGAAACTGGTAGATATTCCCGTGATCTTTATCTGCCCAGATCATAATGAAAAATATCACGCAAGAAAGGAACATATGGTAGAACTTCTTACTAAAATAGGTTTTAAATCAATTACGCACCATAAATCTGGAAATCAATCCTATCCTACATGTCTTTTAGAAGCATTTATTGATATTTTAAAAATGTATTTGGATGATACTCCAATTATTGTTATCGAAGATGATGTTGAACCATTTTTAGATCTAAACTCAGAAACAGAGTTTTTTATGCCCGAAGATACCGATGCGTTTTATATGGGGTTTTCTCATTCCGGTGGTTCTAAAACATTAAATTCTCACGAAGGTTCATCTAAAATTAAGAAAATTGATCAAACACATATTCGAATTCTGAATATGTTGACAACACATGCTATTCTGTATAAATCTAGACGGTATAAACAACGTGTTATTAATGAACTAACTAATTTATTAGATAAACCTTTTTATCATAGCGACGTTATTATTGCAAGGTTGCAACCTGAATATAATGTTTATGGGTATCATTATCCCTTATTTTATCAATCTGCAAAGTGGGGTAATGTACAATATACAGAAGACGCGACTAAAATTAGATTTTAAAGATCCTGTACTTCTAAATAAATGTTACTAGTAACAGCATATTATCCAGTAAAAACTAAAAAGCATTCTGTAGAAAAATATTATGAAATGATGAATATTTTTTTTGACTGTGTAACATGTCCTGTTATGTTTTTTTGTTCTTCTGAGACATATGAAGACTTAAAACCCAATGCAAAAGACAATGTTCAGTTCGTCCAGAGAGAGTTTAGTTCTTTTGAAATGATGTCCGAACCGTGGAAATCACGTTGGGAAACTTGGCATACCATAGACCCAGAAAAGAATTTACATTCTCCCGAATTATATGCAATCTGGGCAGCAAAACAAGAATTTGTTAGAGAAGCTATGGAATTTGTTGATACTGATGTCTATATATGGTGTGATGCAGGATGCTTTCGAACAAATCGTTCAGGAAGCTTTGAAAACTATAAAAAACACATTTCTCCTGGAAAAATTACATGCTTAGATGTATCATCTTTAACCACTCAAGGAAAAATGATTGGTGGAGGTGTCCTAGCCGGTGATCGAGAAGCGTGGAACACATTTTCAATAAACTATTTAAAAGAATTGGAGAAAGATATACACGGAAAAGATCAAGTTATTTTTCAAAGAGTTTTGAATGATACTAATGCTTTGATAATAAAACCAAGAATGAAATATGGAAATCCGTGGTTTTATATAACTTATATAATGAGCAATTATAATAGTATTTTAAATGCGAATCCTAAATGGATAACTGTACACTTACAAGGCGGTCTCGGAAACCAAATGTTTCAATTAGCATTCCTTATGTATGTACGAGAAGAAACAGGAAATTATATTTTTATAGATTCTCTACAAAGTCCTACACCTCATTCAAAAGAAAACTATTTTGATACTATATTTTCAAAATGGAAGCCATATTTTAATTATAAATCAACCAATGTACTTCATGAGAATCCTAAAATAGCTTATGAAGACTGGAAATCAAAGATTAATAAAACAGTTGAAAATCAAAAATTAATTGGATATTTTCAGAGATGGGAATACACGAATCCGGTTCGTCAAGAATTTATCGAATCATTAACATTTGATGAATCTGTATTGCAAAAATATCCCGATATTTCGTCTAAATTTTTTATTCATGTACGAGGAGGAGATTATATTGAAAACTCTTTTCATTTCATTGATCTAAAAGAATATTACAAAGAATGTATAAACAACCATCCTGAAGAAAAGTTCGTGATTTTTACGAATGATATTCCATACACCAAAAGTTTATTTCCAGATATTCCTATTATTCAGGAATCTGAAGTTGACACACTATTACTAATGTCTCGAGCAAAAGGATGTATCTGTGCAAATTCTAGTTTCTCATGGTGGGGGGCTTATCTGAACCCAAAACGTCCAATTTATTTTCCATCAAAATGGTTCAATGATCCTTCCATGGATACGTCTGGATTCTATTTTCATTTAATAAATTTAAATCAAAGCGATTTACTTACAAAACAGGTTTCTCCCACCCTTAGACACATTCCTGATTTTTGTAGACAAAACTTTTCTTTAAAATCTCTTCGTAGAAATTAATGATTGATCAAGTTGTGTATATAAATTTAGATCATAGAACTGATCGACGTCAACAAATTGAGAAAGAATTGCCTAAGATTCCTTGTCAGAATGTCCAGAGATTTTCTGCGATCCGAGATCGTGAAGGTGCTATAGGATGTACAAAAAGTCATATTACTATCTTGAGAATGGCCATTTCCTTAGGATGGAAAAATGTTCTGATCCTAGAAGACGATATGGTATTTAAAGAAGAGAAATGGGATCTCCTATACGAAAAAATGACTTCTTACGATGCTATAGTTTTAGGAGGTATGTGGCCTCTGTATAATAAAGATTCTTTAAAATTAACCAAATGTTATGGAACTGGAGCATATTTGGTAAATTCTTCTTATTATACAAGACTTCTTCAGAATTATGAAGAGGGATTAGCCTTATACAAAAAAAATATAGATCCAAGAATATTCCCTTTCCGCAAACGTTATCCAAAAACAACCTTTGCAATAGATACATGGTGGAATCATGTTCAGCAAAGAGACAGATGGTTTATTGTACAAATGATGTATTCGCCTCCATCATTTTCAGATGTTACTAATCATATTCCGGATTACACGGATCGGTTCATTATAGACTAAATGATTGTAGACGGATTTGTTTTCTACAATGAACTTGATATGTTAAACTATCGGTTAGAAGTATTGTATCCTTACGTTGATCGATTTATTCTATGCGAATCAACACGAACCTTTTCTGGAAAGCCGAAAGATCTTTGGTATGAAAAAAATAAAGAACGGTTTTCAAAATATCACGATAAGATTATTCATATTATTGTAGATGACATGCCTCTTTCAAATAACCCATGGGATCTTGAAAAACATCAAAGACGAGCAATTTCTCGCGGGTTTCCTTCGTTAGAAGATTCAGATACTATCTTGCTTTCCGATGTAGATGAAATTCCCAATCCTCTTATTCTAGAACGTATAAGACATACTGGGTTGGATACATTGTACTGTTTAATACAAGATTTTTACTATTATGGATTAACTACACTTGTCAACAGAAATTGGTGTAAAGCAAAAGTCTTTCCTTATTCTTTTTATAAACAATATCCGGATCTTGAATTATGTAGAATGTCATTTTTTAATGTAGCTTTTAATCATGGAGGATGGCATCTATCCTATTTTGGTAATGAACAGTTTATTTCTAATAAAATCAAGAACTTTTCGCATCAGGAGTACAATTCTGATAAATATACCAACGAAGCTCTGATAAAAGAACGAATGAAACAGGGCATAAATTTATTTGATGATAAAAAGTTTGAAGTTATTCCAATAGATAAAAATACTAATCTACCTCCAAAACATGAATTTTTAATTGAAAGGTTTGAACACCTAAAATAATAAGAACCTTTTAAACAAATGATTCCCGAACTTTTAGAATTTATGGGAGTTTTACTTATATGCTCTACAGGAATGTTGACACATAATAATCCTTACTTTATTGGATTAGCGTATACCTCTGCTATGTTGATAGCACATCAATCTATTGTACATTTTAATCCGCTGTTCGTTCTCTTAAACTTTTCTTTGGGACGTTTATCTCTGTACGAATCTCTGAAACTTTTGGTAATTCAAACTTCTGCAGTACTATGTTTTCTGGTAGCATACAGATTTTAACAGATCAAGATATATAACATAAATGCTACATATTAAAACTGATAATCCCGAAATGCGTGTACACATTCAGAATCTGATCAATTCTCGGAGGTTGACCGATTCGGGATTTGATATTCCTATGATTAATCAATCTAGACCATGGTCTAAACAGATAACTTTTGATTTTGATATCACAGTGGCAGCAATAGATGAACACGGAAACGCACAACCGCTACTCCTAGTTCCTCGCTCATCTATTTCTAATTCGCCGTTCAGACTTTCTAATTCTATTGGATTGATTGACATGGGATACCGTGGAACCCTGAAAGCAAAGGTTGATGTTATTGAGCCGTCTGATCATATTTTTATTGGAGATGGAACTCGTTATTTTCAACTGTGTCGGCAATCTTGGATGCCATGGGAAAGTGTCAAGCTAGTTGATGAGCTTCCGCCAGCACCCGATTCTCGTGGATCTGGAGGTTTTGGATCAACGGGGCATTAAAGATAAGGAGAAAATATCATGTACAATGGTAGCCCAGTACGCATTATAGTAAGAAACTCCACACAAGACAAGAGTTCCGAATACAACCAGAGAACGCAAAAAAGTATTCACGAGAAGGTTCGTCGTCGGGTAGTACCAGAACATTAATTCTTGTGTATATTTTTTTCTCGCCGTAAGACATAAACAATGGCAGGTGGTCTTCTACAGTTAGTAGCGTATGGTGCTCAAGATATCTATATTTCCGGTAATCCCCAGATTACTTTCTGGAAGATTCTTTACAAGCGCCATACCAACTTTGCCATGGAATCCATTGAAGTGACCTTTAACGGACAGGCAGACTTCAACAAGCGTGTAACTGCCGTAATCAATCGTAACGCTGACTTAATGTTCCGCACGTATGTACAGGTAGTACTTCCCCAAATTGATCTTGGCAGAAATACATCTCTTGGTGTCGACTCTTTCCGCTGGGTAAGCTACATTGGTCACCGTCTAATCAACCAGGTAGAGCTTGAAATTGGTGGTCAGCGCATTGATCGCCAGTATGGTGACTGGATGCAGATCTGGACCCAGCTAACTACTGATG